TGTAATTCCAAATATTTGGGGTACATCTTAGATTCAAACTCCGTAAAATAATCTTTTCCTACCATACAAGCCTCCACAAGTGCATTATCGTAACTATCCTCTAAAATATCAAAAGCATCCTGGTTGTAAGAACAATAATTAAATTGTCCCTCGATCGAATCTGTTTCGATCGGTGCTAAAACAACCGAATTCATCTCTTCGCATAACGAAAAGTTTCTTTTTAAGAAGCTTAATTCATTTAGAGAGGTTAAAGCACTCTCTTGTCCTGTTTTGGCTGCATTGGTGTATTCTTGTCCTAATTCATTCATATAAAAAGCTATTTTCTCAAATGTTATATTTTTAACGTCCTGAACCGTATATATAGCATCATCTCCAAAGGCAACTAATCTCATTTCTTCATGAAATGTTCTCAGTCCAGGTTTCCCTGTTATTCTCCTGAAACAATACCAGTGATATAAAAAGTTTACGGTACAATTAAATTCTGTTGTTAATGGGTTTCCTGAGGGATTACCATGTAACGATTGCCATACTAGATTATCTGATTGTTGAATTGTTCGAACACATTCATCTAAGATCACTCTTAAACTAGTTCTTACACTTGCCACATCCGGAAAATATTCTGTACCAACCGTGAAACGTTCACATATCACATCTGTAAAGATCTCTATTGCTGCGTCCATGAAATCGGCCCTAAGGTTACCATCAAAACTAGAAAAATCACAATCAAATCCATAATTTGATACTTCAGCTAAATGATTATATAAATGAGTCCAACCGGGTGACATAGCGTCAATCCCTACTGCGTGTCCTATCCTTAAACCTAAATTTTTCCATGCAACTTTAAATCGTCCCATAAGCATTCTAACTACTACTACAAAATCCATAGGGGCTGCAGTAAATATCCTTGTTTTTCCTTGATTAGCTTTCTTAATTGGTCTAGTTTCATCTTTTAAACAATCTTTCCAAATTGACATTACTCTCTTTCCTTCTAAAGCATTCTTAATTCTGTTCTCTATTCTTTCATTTAAAATTAGAGATGGTGTGTATATAATAGCTCCAGATTGATCTTCTCCTATTGGTTGTAATAATCCTAATTTGGTTTGACAAATTTTATTTAAAGGTATCCCTGGTGAGCTTTTATAATTCATAGATTCCAATCCAATAACACTATCTCCTGAGATAGCTTGTTCT